CTCTATGGACACGATGCCGTTGCAAACGGATGATTGCCTCATTCCTGCACAACTCACGCCTCGCCTCGTCACGCTCCTTCCGCAACTTCCGAATGACATCGGGCAGTTCCGAAAGCATGGGCTTCTCACCGACCCCTGCGGCTTCCCGTATCAGAGCAATCGTGTGTAGGAGAGAGGTAATGGTTTCGTTCTTGTCGTCGTCAATCATTGTTGTTTTCCTTGAAGCAGTCCCAGCCGCGTCGGGTGGCATGGTCTTGTGCGGTTCCGTTCTTGGGGTCTTCCATTATCTGTAGCATCTTGCGAACAGAAAGCATACGAAGTTGCAAAACCTCCATCTGATCCTTAATGGCATCCATCTCAGTAGAGAGTTCCCAAACAAAGTCAGAAATCTTAGTGATTGTCTCGGTATCAGTCTTGATGGTTTTATTTTTAGTCATTGGTGTTCTCCTTGAAGCAATCCCATCCCTTGCGCTTTGCCCAATCCGCGCAACTCGCACCGTCATCGCCATCGCGCATCACGCAGTAGAGCCGCCTCGCCTCGTCACGCTCTTTGCGGAGTTGTTCGATGGTGTCGGCTGCCTCTGAACAGATTGCAACTCCTCTGTTCTCGTCAGTCCTACGCAGGCGAGAAACGATGTCTGTGATGTCGCTCACTTGATCTCCTCCTCCATCCAATCTGCTGCCCGATTCAAAGCCTGTGCAAGAATTCGCAACTGATGCGGGCTTTCCATGTAGACGGTGGGGGCGGCGGTGTCATCGGGGTCGCCCCACTGGTCCGCACGAACCCCTGTCATGCGCTTGTGCGTAAAGGGGTCGTACATCGGGACGATCTCCACCTCGTACTGTCTTCCCACAGCAACGGTTATGCCCGTTGGACGGGTCTTCTCTGCTGCAATACACAGACGCTCCGTCTTGGTGATGCGGGTGGTCTTGGTCTTCTTCTTGGTCTTGCTCACTTGCTGTCCTCCATGCTACCGAGATTCGGATTCTCACGCTGTGCAGGAGTCAGCGTGTTGTAGTAGAGATCCTTGTAGAAAGTGGTCTGCTCCAAAAGGGAAGCCAACTTGCCTACAAGGGAGTTGGGGTCATAGCCACGGGCAAGGTCAAGCACATCGTTGGCCTGTTGAGTCAGGTTGCGGAACTTGCTTGCCTTCTGTGCAGGCATTTCAATGGCTGCACGGGCTTCATCCCGCTCTTGCTTCAGCCGATTCACCTGCGTCTCCAACTCATAGATTCTGTTGGCGACATAAGCCTCAATCGGTGAAGTGTGCGTCTTGTTGCAAAACTCATCTGCTGCGATCTTGTTGTGATTAGTCATTGTTGTTCTCCTTGACAATCGTGGAAGCGGTATTCAGCAACTCCAACTCTGCCGTCACAGCAGCGTTCAACTCGGCAGAAGTGTAGATGGCATCAATCCAATCATCTTGCTGCCCGATGTTCATTCCTGCATCGGCATTCATCTTTGCCCAACGAACAGCGTCAACGCTGACATGGTTGCTGAACGAGATGTTGGGAACGGACGAATCGTTGCCCTGACCAAAGATGTCGCCATCGTTGGTTCCGATGCTGTTCTGCGTGTGAGAGAAGGTGTTGGTGTTGGGATTGTACGCAAAGGTTGCAATCACCTTTGCCGTGATCGTCCAGTTCCAAAACTTGATGCCCGTGACGGTGATGGTCTTGTCAATGCTCATGTTCTTCCTATCGTTGTTGGTGTTGGTGATGGTGCGAGAGGGGCGGGTAGATGAGGCGGTAATGATCTCATCGGAATGAACGGTGATGTTCTTGGTCTTGGTTGCAGTCTTAGGCATTGTCAATCTCCTTGTTGTTATAGTATAGTACAGTCTATGGGTGTTGTCAAGCGTTATCTTTGAAGCAGTCCCAGCCCTTTTGCTTTGCGATCTCTTTAGGCTCTCTTGCAAGAGGATAGTCTGGCAGAATAATCTCTGAACAGGGATTCGTACCAAATTTATTTGATGTATCACGACGATCCTCCTCAAGCACGATGATCCGTGCTTCTAGATCGCAAGAATATCTCCTCGCCTCGTCGCGCTCGGCGGTGAGGATTGCGTTCTCCCGCTCCAGTTCACGGGCAAAATTTGCACGAACAATGAACGCCGACCGCAGACCGTCCTCACTCCACCAGTTTGTTTCTGCTGCGTCGGTGCGAGGTGTTTGGGTGTTGCTCATTCGTCGTCCTCCTCAAGTAGGTAGCACCACCCACGGGCGGTGGCATGAAACTCTGGGGTGTCTCCGTCACATCCCTGTGTGACATTACGAGACAACAGAAAACACACTTCCTGTCGTGCCTCATCTCGCTCGGCGGTGAGGGTTGCGTTCTCCTGCCGCAGACGCTTGATCTCCGCAATTGCCTTGTCCATCAGCGATACCGCATCGGGCGCAATCGCCGCAATGATGTCTGTGTCCTTCACTTGCCGTCCTCCTTCTTCGGGCGTCTTGGAAACAGCACGCTTATCCCGATCCCTGCGAGGCAACACAGCATCGTCAGGACGATGCCGACAATCACTCCGATTCCGAAATCGTCGCTCACTTGCTTTCCTCCTTCCGTAGCCGCTGCACTTCCTTCATGTTTTCCTCCAACGCCCACCGCAGTTCTTCGATGAGTTGCGTGGCGTTCGGTGTCGCTCCGCTCAAGCCTCGCGTCTGCGCGAGGATGCGGTCGGACTTCTGTGCGAGTGTCATGGCGCAGGTGTTAGTCATTGTTGTTCTCCTTGTTATCAAATCTTCTTGGGCAGAGTGAGGGGGTAGGAAGGTCCGCTGACAACTTCATTCTGAATGAGGATGGTCTTCAGGGTGTCGAATGCCTCACCCATCTCCTCTGAGATGTCATCACATGCCTTCTCAATATCACGACCGCTGATGGAGCGTGACGAGACATTATTGTTGAGTTTAGTAATCTTTGCGAACAGACCCTCCATCGTCTTTGCGATGTCGTAGAGGTCAGATGCACTTGTGGTAACGGTCTTGTTGGTCTTGTTCTTTGTTGCAGTCTTAGTCATTGTCAGTCTCCTTGTTGTTAGAGTATAGCAGGTAAATGGTGTGCTGTCAAGCAAACATCTTGCGGATCTTTTTGTAGCCGTAGTATGCCACCATTGACACTCCAGCAACGATGGCTGCGGCTTTGATGTACTTCCAAAAGTTATTCATGGCTTTCTCCTTTCTGTGTTTCAGTTGATTACTTCTGTTGTGACGGGAACGGGTTTTGAGCGTTGCTTGTACTTCTTGTACAGGAAATAGGCAAGGTAGGCAATCGCCGCCAAGATACCCATTTTCAATAGGGACGAGAACCATCCGCTGCTGGGCTTCTCATTGGTCTTACTACTATCCGCTTCCTCGGTGTGTGCGTGGTTCTTCTTGCAAGCGCATCCCGAAAAGTAGAGACTGCTGTAGTGGCGCAACTCGGATTCAAGGTGACGAATCTTGTTGTCCTTGCTCAAGAGTTTCCACTTGGTGTCATGCAAGTGAATCATGTAGAGCAGGGACACCACGACGAATCCGACTGTGGAAAGTCCAAGCAAGATGTTGAGATTGTGTGGGGTCACTTGCTTTTCTCCTTGTAGCAATCCCAAACACCCGTATCAAAGCAGTCCCAGCCGTTTCTCTTTGCTACATCCTGCGGTGGCTCCTTGAAGTGGTTGCCCACCCAATCACAAACCTCGCAGCGTAACTCATCACGCTCCTTGATTAGCCGCTCAATCACTTCTGCGATCTCATCGGCACAGTTGATGCTGTGAGACAGTCTCTTGATCCTTGCGATGGCATCGTGTTCGTTCACTTGGTTTCCTCCTTGTACATGTCGTGAAGCACATCCATCACGACGAGATCATCAAGGTCAGTCCAAAAACAGGTGTCGGCAAGTTCGTTGCGGAACTTTCCCACCTTGCTGTTTGGAGAGATTTCAAGCAGCGTCCATTCGCTGCGTTTGATTCTTGTGATCCTGTCAGTCAGCAGTAGCCGCTTGTCTTTTAGTTCTTTCCATTTGTATTCAATCATTTGGTTTCCTCCTCGTCCTGAAAATCATCGGGGTAGCACATCACTAGTGCGTCAGTCCAGTTCTCGCACACCATGCATGTAGCGATTTCGGGGCAGTAAATGAAGTCGCACACATGCTTCGGGTGCGTGGCATCGGGAGCCATGTTGTCGCGCATCATGTCTACGACAGCCTTCAGGAGCCGCCTCGCCTCGTCCCGTTCCTTGCGGAGTCGATCATTACTTTCAAGAAAAATCTTATCTTGACCTTCAAGGAACAGCTTGAAATCAGTTACCGATTGTGGAAACTTTGGCCACTTTCTTTCATCATTGAAATAATTCCAACCACGGGAGATTGCGTAATCTCCTGCAAGGAATCCAGTCAGGTGATGGAAACCACAGACTTCCCACCTTGCTTCATCCCGCTCCTCCATCAACTTTCTATTCATCTCAGCAACAGGCTCACATGCAGTGCATGAACCTTCAAATCCATTTTTGAGATCGGCAACACGCATGCGGAGATGCTTGATCTCAGCAATGGCACGACCAATCAAAATCTGATGAAATGTATCTCGGTTACCGCTGTTGAGGTAGTTGTTCAGAACATCAACAATTTCACCTTCTGTTGGTTCAATCATTCGTAGTTTCCTTCATTCTGCCACTTTTCATCTGCAAGCCTTTGACCAAGAACCACAAGTTCTCTGAAATGATTCCAATCTACACGGGAGTCAAGCGGCCTATCTCCGACAAACATCAAATCATATCCTTCTTTACCCTTTATGAAATATGCTATCGACCACTTGAATTTTCCATCCTCCGACCATAGGCAAATATGATGGTCAGAACACAACTCAAGAGGGTATCGGGTTGGATTTTCTAGAGGCTTGTAATAACGTGTGTTAACAGGCTTTGAAAGATTGCTCATTCGTAGTTTCCTCTTTCAAACATCCGCGTTCTCCTTGAAGCAGTCCCATCCGCGCTCAACCGCTATCTCCTTTGCCAGACCCACGACATCTTCGCTGTCTCTATGGACACGATGCCGTTGCAAACGGATGATTGCCTCATTCCTGCACAACTCACGCCTCGCCTCGTCACGCTCCAAAGAAGCAGCTAGCTCGACCTCTATCAAGCGTTCGTACAAAACCTGTATGTCTATGATGCGTTTGGAAAGATCTGCGATCTCTGCATACGCCTCACCAATGTCCCGCAGAACATCAGAGGGAAGATCTGTGCGCTTGGTATGGCAGCGTAGACGGTATTGTAGATCCTTGTAGTTCATGTCAATCTAAATAAAGTTTGCCAAGCAAGCGCTTTGCTCGCTGAGTCTTGCGGATCTCCCTGTACTCATTCGTGTTGCGAACGGAACTGGGGAATTCGGACGACTTGATCCAGTAGAACTTTTTCGCAACGTAAAGATACTGCTTGTGGGTCAATTTTAAAGTACGAGGAATGACAGCAACGCCATCTTCCGTGCTAAACACCTTGCCTAGATCATTTACGCCCATGACATCGCCACCGAACAAATTGACGAAGCGATTGACTGAGCAGTAAGATTTCAGCCCGTAGCTGACGACATAAAGTTTGTTGTCTTCCGTCAGGATGTGCGCGTATGAAAGCCTGTCTCCAGAGCCATGCTTGCTCTTGAAGAAGGACTTAATCCTATTCACTGGAGTAGAAGTTTTTCCGTCAAAGATAACGACATCCCCGTTCTTCTTCTCAAGAATGGCGTGTTCCCTACACATGAGTATGTTCGTGAATGAATTTGGCTCGTCAACAACAAAGCGAGACTTTTCTTCACCATCCTCTTCGATGTTGATGCAGACAACGCTGCCGTCATCGGTCAAGCAAGCAATAAAATTGTTCTTTTCCGTGTCTCCGTTGCACACAACCTTCTTGGCTCCATCGACCTTCAGGGTGTGAATGCCAAAGACGTTACCCTTCCACGTATGGATGTTGCCTTCATTATCAAGACCGCATCCTTCGTCACTATCCCAACGGAAACAGAACTTCCAGTCTGCACTGCGATACCTGAAAACGAATTTGCTGTAGTCTTTCCGTGACTCACCAAGCGCCTTCAGGCGGCGATCATCATAGAAAGAATCTTCTTCATTTTGTTCAACCATGATGTAGCGCATGATGTCTATGCGCTTCTTGAGAAGTTCATTTTCCGCTACGAGTTGTTCAATGTTTTTGCTCATTTTTATCTTTCAAACTTTCCGTCGATTGAATGCTGAATCTTGCAGTCTTTTAACATTGAAATGAAATGCTCAATGATCTTTGTTTTGCGAATTGCACCCTGACACCTGAATTCAACACTAACACTGCCACCACTCTTGTGAAAACCACGACCTGTTTCATGAAGATGACTATGCAGATTGGAAAACGCTTCGTGAAGCAAGCTTTCCTTGCTTGCGTCTACGACAACCCTGAAAGAAAAAATACCGAAAGGAAGTCTTTTTCCTTCATGCGGGACAGTCTTGACTTTTACTTTGGCTACCTTCATGTGTTCGTCACTTGTCTTCAGGCTCATAGTGGGGAAGAACCCCCTCAATCATCTTGTTCACTGCTTCAAGAAGTTCATGCAAGTCATATTTTCTGCCGCTTTTTCCCACCAGCACCCATCCTTTGTTTGCCCCCATGGAAATATCTAACGAAGCACGGAGCAAGTCGGATTGAGTGGAGATGGCTGTAATCGAATCTGTGCTTTCCATGATTGTATCATACACCAAGACGGGCCTGAGTGGTAGTGAAAGCGAATGTTTTTCTCAAACTTTTTTTAGGCACCCAGAGTAAATTCGCTGTTCCCAAAATCGCCCTTTTTATAGGACACGGGTTCGTATTCACTCACATCAAAGTTAATCCGGTTACGAGGCATGTCCGTGACCATGTAGACATCAAGCATCATCTTCTGCTCATCATCCAATTCAGAAAAAACTTCTCGGTTTGTCAAGCTTGTTTTTGTGACCTGAATGGGTCCATCCATAGACAAGAAGTGAGCTGAAAAAAGCATCAAATCCATCTTGCCCACCAAGGGGTGATCTTCGGGAACATTTTCCATGCTTCCGTAGGAATCAACAATTTCGTTCAAAAGGAATGCTTTTGCTTCGTTCGCCTTCTTGGGGTCCATTTTTGCGTCAACCTTGGAAATCGCCATTTCGATATCCCTGATGGCTTCCTTGCGGAAAAAGCAAGACCAAGCGGTTGAAGTAAAAGTGACAATGATAGGCTGGTCATCGTACTGACGGCCAACCTCGTAAGCAATCTCTGAAGACGCCTCAAAGAACTTTTCCTTATCCTCCACGCTTTCAATCTTCACGGGAGAAATGAAAGCCACACCCCCACTGTAGTAACAAGCGGCATGACAAGGCATGTCGCTATTGTTCTCTCTCTTGTAGGAACGCATGGCGGCGAAAGCACGATTGGAAAGAATATCAATCAGTTCTTTGACGCCCGCCTTTTCCTCCCTGCGCTCCATCCAGTCAGAGATTTTGTCACCGTCAACCATTCCTTCAAGAGGACTGGTGGTCACTTCGATTCCGAACGGCTCTTCGTTTTCAGTGCTCATGCTGTTCTCCTAGCAATGCTTCCAGAGATTTTTGCTAATGATGTCTCTCACGGTGCTTTCGCACACCCCGTACTCCAAGGCAAGCATGGAAACTTTCTTGCCTCCAGTCCTTTCATCTCTCATCTTTTGAACAAGTTTTTCATTCAAAACAGCTCTGCCATTTTTCTCTCCAGCACCAATAGGAAAAACGGTTGGGAACCTTCGCTCTCTCCAAGTCTGCCTGTTCACAAGCACAAGATGACTGGGATTAATGCAAAGGCGATTGCCGCAAGACGGCATCACAACTCCTTTTGCGTGTGGCATACCTGCACACATAAGGGCGATGCGACGAACATCCCTTGGCATGCCCATAAACTTCTGCACACCGTATCCACAGGTCTTGTGGACATATCCGTTCCACACAATACAACCATTTGGTTGAACAGAAGACTTTTGGGCAAGAAGTTCCCTGCCACGCACAAGCCATTCAGATGAAGTGTATGGTCTACTCATGGCTTGGGCAATGAAACGATGCTGCTAAAATAACTTCTTGGGATTTTTTGCTCAGGGTGAGACTCTGTTGGCTCAGACCCTAGAACACACACGACTTCCTTTTCGTTCTGCGACTTGACCCACATGGGGATCATTACTGTTCCTCCAGTAATGTGCATCGCAGGCAAAATTAATTTTGCAAAATTTCCATCCATGGTGCCAACGGAAAAACTGTACCCCTTGGCGGTCATGCGCTTGAAGACTGTCTCAATGCTCATGCACGGAAGGTAGTGCAGGAGAACGGGTCTGTCAAGGGGTGTATGGTACTTTTTTGTAGATTACACAAGCGCGCAAGAGGCACAGTAGGCATTCATGGCGATTGCGCTGGCAGACCCCACATTAATACTCCTCACAGACCCGTACTGAGGAATGTAGAGGACATGATCGCACATCTCAAGAACTTCTGTCGGGATGCCTATTTGCTCCTGACCGAAAATCATCACATAGTAAACTGATGGGTCAAATGAAAAATCATTGATGTTTTCCGAATGACCCACATTATCTATTCCGATGATTTGGACTCTTTCGACATCATGTACTCCCCCCAGTGAGCAAAAATAAGCAGAAAGATCGTCAACAGACTTAACATGACGAAAATTGGTGTAGTGATGCGTTCCAACAGTCCCACGCCTATCGTACTTTTTGTTGCCATAAATTACGACTTCTTTCGCAAGAAACGCATTAGCGTTGCGAATAACGGTTGCAATATTAAAATCGTTCCCAATATTGCAGCACACAACTGAATAGTTAAAACGCTTATCATCAAGATCAGCTCTAATAGCGTCATCGTTCCAGTATGCATAGTGATCTATTATGTTACGAGTTTCCATTGTACTTTTAGTAACAGTGCTTCAAAAATGATTAGCAATCCAACTAATCGTTGCGATCAATATTAAAACAATCATCATAGCCAAGAATCCGTCTATCACCAAATCTGTAATAGACATCACCATTTCAAATGGTTTTATTTTTCGAGCTATCACTAGCTGCTTGATGTATTTCATGAACTAATATCAAGCCTTGCGCAAAATCTTCTCAAGCTCGTATATAAATATTGCGTGCTTTGAAGTAGTAAAAATATGATTCGGAGCATTTTCCAACTTATTCAGTGCTTCACGAATAATAGCTCTTAGCTCTTCTGCATTCATTTCTTTTTTTGTTGTCATTTCTGTGCTGTTCATGTGTTTCTCCTTTTGAGATTACTTTTCTTCATTACCGTTTTTTTCAAATTCCTTAAACATGTAATAAGCCTGTTCTTCACTCCATCCATTTGGGACTCCTCCGTGAACAATCCACTGCTGCCATAGACCAAAAACGCTTGGAGGGATTTCCTCTGTTGGAAAGTTGGCTATAAACTGTGAGGCGATGTCTTGCATTTTTTGATTCCTTTCTGGGACAATTGAGTTGTGTATCTCTAAATATCCACACATCATGCCTATGCTATACGAATCCAGTCCAAAATCAAAAATATCGTACAAAACACCCCGGTAGGATTTTCCTTCAATGAAATCGCCTTTGTGTATCCTTGAACACACTGAGTAAAAAGCCTTCAACTTGTCATCATATGACAGATTGTTCCACCAAGCATCTGCATTAGCAGCATATTGAGATTTGCTCTGCTCCTGCAGTTCTCCTATTTCAGACAGTGCCTTAGAGAGGCTATTATTCTTTTTTTCTTTCTCACTGTCCATGTGACATATCTTTTACATAAAGTGGTAATTTTAATTTTTCTATGCACTCAATCATGTGCTTAGTACCCCTAGACTTTCCATCCCACACCGCTATTAAGGCGTCGCACTTCTTTGCCATCACAATGTTTCGCATGATGCCAGCGGCGTTGCCATACTTGTGCCAATTAGGTGGATATTCAGTCACCAAAATCTTGTTTTGCTCACCATATTGTCTACCGAGATCATCAACACCTTTTGCACATCCACAAAGAATTTCTGTAATTTTAAAACCTGAATCCTTAATTGCTTGATTCACGACATCTTTGTCAGTTATGCTTCTAGATCCAGCTATAATTACTTTCATTTCTTTTTTGCTTTCTTTTGCCTACTCTTTACCATGCTTCTTGGAACTTCGTTCAAGATAATAGTAAAACCAAGTGCTCCTAAAACAAATATGATAGATAATTGTAAAATTGGTTCCATGTATTATTTATCGACAGTAGGCTTGACACCCGTTAGATTTACAGAGAACATCTTTTTCTCTTGTTAAAAATTAGTGCTGCACTGGCGCAAAGAGTAATTAAGCTTGCAGGCCCAGGAACGTCACAGTCAGCAGTTGCACAGCCAATTCCACCGTTTGTTGGAGAAATCTGCATAGCAACGCTTTCAACAAAATCGAACTGTATTGGTATCGTAAAATGCTGATCCATGAATGTGAAAGTCTGGACAAGATGTCCATCAAGAAACACCCTGTGCACCCAGAACCCGTCAGCAACTCCCATAAAAACTACGTTAGGATACGAATGTCCAACGGTGGGTGTATAAATCCCCTCATTTGTTGGAACAGGATGCTCCAGTGCTCCAGTGAAAGAAAGTGGAGATGTATACGAAAAATCTACATATGTAGATCCTTCTGCATTTGATTCAGTTACCTTGTTACCAACGCCATAAAGTATAGAATAACCAAAAGTAATAGCCATATTTTCCTCACTTGTTAAAAATAGAATCATCCAGTACAGGCTTTTTCATTGCCTTTTTGATCAATTTGAGATATTTCTCAACTTCTTTTACAGTGCTGCCGTCAACATGAACTGGCTCTTCAGTACGTAAAATAGGATCACCATTTTCGTCATAGTAAACCTCATAGACCGCAACGTAGTATTCGTCAGATTCTTCATAGAATTTTCTAACGAGCCTGCAGTTCCAGTGAGATATGTTTGCAGCCTTTGAAGTTGAAGATGAATTTCTTTTTAGTGCTTGGATTTTTTCTGAAACTTCACTAGTCAAGGGAACAGTGCCCGTTGATTCATAAATAGTCCAAGCTATGCAGGCAGAGCACAATGATTCGTACTCTTCGCACTTTTCTCCCCACATATCGATCATCAAATCGGTGCTTCTTGCGTTTCCACAAGACTGCTTTGAATTAACATTTAATACAATATAAGTGTTGTTTGGAAGACTTGATAGATCGCAGTCTTCATCTAGCAGTGTTTCTGAAACTTTTTTAAGACCAGACTTGCTTCTGGTTTCCTCTGCTACTTTGAAATGATCAACGCTTTCACGATAAGAATAATACTTGCCGTCAGAGTGTTCAATTATGATGTAAGCGGTAGTTGGATCGTTCGCTCCCATGGATATCTCCGTATTGGTTAATATCCATGAGCGTGGTAAAAAGATAAAGGCTGCACACATTTTTGTGTACAGCCTTTAAATGCTGAGTGAAAAAGATTACTTAGTCAGCGCAACTTCTTCACGATTGATTTTCACGTCTTCTGGAAAGCGGAACGCGATTCTGACCTTTCCACCCTCAACCTTCACGATTTCGACTTCACCGAGAGGGTTGGTGGGCTCTCCAATCACGACCACTTCACCGACTTTTCTAGAAACTACCAAAACCTTTTTTTCTTTTTGCATAACCTTCCTTGGCTAGAGTGTTGAAAGCACCGTGCTTTCATAAGTAGCATAGCACTGTGCTATACTCTTGTCAATGCGTGAGAGACAAATTTTTAGAGATTAGCCCTCTCCATCGTAAAGGGCTTTTTCTATTTTTTTAATGTCCTCAAGCGTTTGCGCTTTTTTCAGTGCATCATTACTTGAAAATGTATTTTTTTGTTTTTTACTTTGAATGTAAATAAAAATTGCAGCCACCGTAAGTAAGCTTACCAGCGGGACTGCAAATTTATACAAGTATGCATGCATAAGGCGAAAGCCTATGGCTCAAAATACTTTAATCAAGCCAACCCCTTCATCTTTCTGATGAAAGTCTTCCACATTTTCTTGATGTCATTCTGAGTTTTTTCAGCAAAATTTGCTGCTTTTTCTTTCACGTGATCAAAATTAGCAGAAGTACTCACTGAAACATGACTTGTAAATACAAACGGAGTTTCAGTGCCATTTAGCTTTGGCTCTTCAAAAGACGCAAAACCTGCTTCTTCTGGATGAAGAGTCTCTTCTTTTACTTCTTCAGAAACGACTGGATCTTTCTTCATGGCAGGCTCGTCTTTTGGCCACACAAATTGTGGCTTCATTGGCTTAGGCTCAGTCTTCTTTGCCGACTTCTTTTCCTTCTTCACATCTTTCTTGGACTGCTTCTTTCCCCCGCTCTTCTTTGAACTATCTTTTTTCTTACTCATATTGAAACCTTTTCTGTTAAAAGTTTTAGATCTTCATCAAACATGCTCTTTGCAAGAGACTCCATGCTATGCTTCGGCTTCCACCCCAATCTTGATATGGCCTTTGCTGGGTTTCCCTTCAAGAAAGGAACTTCATTAGGCCTAAAAAGACGCTGATCTATTACGACATATTGGTTGTAATCTCCTAGTCCAGCATAGTCAAAAACTACTTTTAAGAAATCTCTGACCGTGTAAGTTTCATTCGTTGCAACCACGTAATCATCTCCAGTGGACTGCTGTAGCATTAACCACATCGCTTCTACGTAGTCAGCGGCATGACCCCAGTCTCTTTGGGCATCCAAATTTCCTAGACTCAACTTTCTTTGCTTCCCAAGTTTAATCTTCGCAGCAGCCATCGTAATCTTTCGTGTTACAAAAGTTTCTCCACGACGCGGACTTTCGTGATTAAAAAGTATTCCTGAAGAAGCATGCATCCCATAGGCATTACGATAAACACGAGTCATGTGG